GATATAGGTTAGGGAGGTTAGTAATTTAATTTAATAACTGAGCGGTTATACTTTGAGGCGATTACAATTCCTCCCTTTCCTTTTTTATTACTATATTATGAAAAATCCAAGAAGAACGGCTAAGCAAAAAAAATTATTGGGTGAAAAAGTAGTTAAATATTATTTTGATAATCCAAATGCTAATAGCTATAAAGAAATAAAAGAAAAATTTAAAGTTCATGAAACTGCTATACGTCAATTTATAGGTGACGAATTAGAAAGAAGACTTGAACGAAATAAAAAAATTAGAAATTATTAATTAAACACAAAAATTATGAATTACGATGACTGGAAACTATCCAATCCAATAGATGATGGATGTGGGTATAACATGATAAGCAACTGCTGTGGAGCAAATATAGACGAAGAAATTGATGTATGCTTAAATTGCAATGAACATTGCGAGGCTATAGAAGATTATGAATATGAGGCTGCTAGAAAAGAAGCATATAAAGAAATGCAAGCTGACGGAGAAAGAGACGAAGGCTTATGATAAAAAAGATTACTAGAAAGTCTATGCTTATTAGACCTTCAGGTAGATCTACAGATTTTATTAGTCCAAGCTTTGGTTATGGTTGTTTATACAACTGTTCTTATTGCTATATGAAAAGACATAAAGATAATGGTCTTGACGTAGCAACTAATACAGGAGATATATTGACAGCTATAAATAACCATGCTTATTTTACACCTGTAGATAAACCTAATCAGACACACGCAGAGTATACAACATATGACATAAGCTGTAACGAAGACTTTGCTCTGCATGCAAAACACCATGAGTGGAAAAAGGTATTTAAATTCTTTAAAGATCATCCTGTAGCTATGGGTAGTTTTGCTACTAAATATGTAAATCCTAAACTATTATCATTTGACCCTCAAAGCAAAGTTCGTATAAGGTTTAGTCTTATGCCACAACATAAGTCAGATTTACATGAACCTAGCACATCTAAGATTATAGATAGAATAAAAGCTATTGATACATTTATAGATGCTGGCTACGATGTGCACGTTAATTACAGCCCCATTATAGTATATGAAGGTTGGTTAGAAGATTATAAAAATTTATTTAATTTGGTAAATACTTATGTAAAAAATAAAAACAAGGTATTATCAGAATGTATTTTTCTTACACATAATTTTAAAAAGCACACAATTAATCTAAGTAAGCATCCAGAAACAGAAATAGATTTATGGGTCCTTACTAAACAAGAAGTTAAACGTTCTCAATATGGTGGAGAAAATATACGATATAAACTTGGAATGAAAGCTGAGTATATAAAACAATTTAAACAATTACATAACCAGATTATACCTTGGAATACAATTAGGTATATCTTTTAAATCAATTAAACATGCGAACAGTGCAAGATCAACTCTCTAGAGTATCAAAAACATTGATATTCACGGAGCCTTTCTACGGTATATTTCTTATTGGAATGCAAAAAGAATTCAGTAAGGATATAGATACCGCAGGTGTAGGAAAACACGGCATAGGAATGCGGCTTGTAATAAATCCGGATTTCTTTACAGAACTTAGTGAACCACATCAACAAGGCTTGCTAAAACATGAGCTATTACATATAGCTTTTGGTCATATTATAATGGCAGATAAATATCCTAATAAAAAGTTATTTAATATAGCAGCTGACATAGAAATTAATCAATACATAGATCGTAAAATGTTGCCAGCTGGCGGATTAACTTTGGATACGTTTAAAGATCTTAATTTACCAAAGAGAGCTGGTACGAATAAGTATTACAAGCTATTAGAACAAACTATGGATAAAAATGGTAATAGTGATAATGAAGCATTACAGTCTATTTTAGATCAAATGGATGGTAACAGTCAATATGATCATAAGTTATGGGAAGAAGTTACAAATCTTCCTGAAGCAGAGAAGAAACTAGTGCAAAAGCAATACGAGCATCAAATGAAGACTACTGCAGAAGAGATCCAAAAGAAGCACGGTGACATACCGGGGGAATTAGCAGAGATTATTGAAAGGTTATTTGTTATACCTCCTGCTAAATTCAATTGGAAACAGTATCTTAAAAGGTTTATTAGTAACGCATCTAAAATCTATACTAAAAAGCTTAGGCGTAAGAATAATAAGCGTTATGCAGGTAACCCGGGTCTTAAGATTAAGCACAGGAATCACGTGCTTGTAGGCGTAGATACTTCAGGATCAGTAAGTAGTGAAGAGTTAGTAGAATTTATGTATGAATTAGCTCATATGCATAAAACTGGTAATAAAATTACAGTTGCACAGTTTGATACACAGCTTACTAATATAGAAGAGTTTAATCCTAAGAAAAACTGGGAAATAAAAGGTAGAGGTGGAACATGTTTTCAGCCTGTTACAGATCACTATAATGATCCTAAAAACAGATACTCTGCTTTTATATGTCTTACTGATGGTGAAGCCCCTAACCCGGATAACTGTCCAAAGAATGCATTGTGGGTGCACAGCTCACATTCTAGAATCAATGATGAGTTGACTGGAATTAAAATACAATTAAATTAATCAATTAAATAACATATTATGAATCAAGTAAATTTAAACATTGATGAACTACAAGATTTTGTAGGACACATCATAACAAACAATCGTCACTTGCAGGCGGGCGGGAAGAAGCCTGTAGCAATTGAAGTAGTAGGTGAATCAGGTATTGGTAAAACTACTAGTATTATGGATATGACTAAAACACATGGTTTAGATTTTGTAAAACTAAATCTAGCACAGATAGAAGAGTTAGGTGACCTTGTAGGTTTCCCTATAAAACAGTTTCAAATGTGGACTACTAAAGATGGTAAAAAGATAGGTAAATGGGTAGATGAAGTAGCAGTTAATGACCATTCTAAACTAGGTTTTCAAACTACTGGTAAAAGTAGAATGTCTTATTCAGCCCCGGAATGGATAGCTGATAAGAAAGCCGGTGGTGTATTGCTTCTTGATGACTGGAACCGTGCAGACGTGAGATTTATTCAAGCGTGTATGGAACTAGTTGATAGGCAGCAATATATATCATGGACCCTTCCTAAAGATTGGCATATTATATTAACTGCTAACCCTGATAATGGAGATTATATGGTAAACTCTGTTGACTCAGCTCAGAAAACTCGTTACATTACAGCAAACCTTAAGTTTGATATAGATGTATGGGCTCGTTGGGCAGAGGAGAATGAAATAGATACTAGATGTATCAATTTCTTATTAATGCATCCTGAGCTAGTTACACAGGAGACTAACGCACGTTCTATATCAACGTTCTTTAACAGTATATCTAGTATTAAGAGTTTTGAGGATCAATTGCCACTAATCCAAATGATTGGCGAAGGCTCAGTAGGCAATGAGTTTGCTTCTATGTTTACGACGTTTATTAATAATAAACTAGACAAACTAGTTACACCAAAGGATATAGTTCTTGGTAAAGAAGAGGAAATGTTACCTAAGTTAACTGAGTGTATAGGTCAGGGTGATAACTATAGAGCTGATATAGCTAGTCTGTTAGCTACTCGTATAGCTAATTTTTCTGTTGCATACTCAAAAACTGACACTGTAACGCCAAAAATGCAAGAGCGTCTCGTTACGCTGTGCACAAAAGACTATTTTACTAACGATTTAAAGTATCTTGTTGTTAGGACTATATTCAATGGAAATAAATCGAAGTTTAACCAGATGATGATGAATCCTCACATTATCAAAATGACAATTAAATAATATGGCAAGCAAAAATATACACGCAGGCCCTTACCCGGATCAGGCATTGCTTGATCTTGGGTTTGAGGATGCACAAATATATGGTATGGTACAAAATAATTTAGATATAGAAGATGTAACGTTATCAGAATCTTTAAAGCAATATGATAAAGTAAAAGATCTTTTAGAAACTGAAACAACAACTGATTTAACAAAAGTTAAAAGAGCTTTTATATTACCAATGCATAATGTGTCAACTGATAGATTAAAATCAGCGCTTAAAGAACATAAAATTAGTGTTACTAATGATTATGAAAAAGCTGATTTTATTATACCACATCTTAATTTTTATGACAGTTATTCATCAATTGAAAATATACCACAGACTAAACTTATGTTTAAAATACATAATGGTTATTATTGTGATGATCATAGACAGATTGCAATAGATTATCATAAAGATACAGGTAATCATATTATTTTAGATAAAAGAAGCCTAGGTGATAGTAATCAATGGAGCATGGATTATGACAGCTTACCTTATGATAGTTTTATATTTAGTAATATGTCTATTGTATTAGCTAAAATGGTTGAGGATGGCGAGTTACAGGTTATTGAAACAGATACTATTCTTAATCAATCTGCTAATAGGGTCCCTATGACAGAAGAACTTATGGAAGACCTTAATAAGATGATAAGTGGCTATTCTCCTAGTGATGAGGAATTACAAATGGCAGGTAAAATTATACCTACTATAGATCCTACAGGAGAACCATATTTATTATATAAATATTCTAGAGAATTTTTAGGTAGTATAGATCATAAATATAGTAGAAATAAAGATGTGCTATACTGGCTAGAAAAACATGATATATACACACTAGCTAACTGTAGCGCTGAAAGAGCTATTAAATATTTTGAAGATAGAGATATGTTAGATTCAAAATGTTTTAGAGCCTTAGAAGTAGAATGTAGACAAGAAATACAAATCTCAAATAGAGAATTGTACACATTTAAAGTTCAAGTTAAACCCGAGTATAGAAAGTACATGAAATAACTGAGAAGAGTTGTATTGTACGACTCGTGTTTAATTGATTGCATAAAGGGGGAGGTTATAAAGCCTTGTTCCTTCCCTCTT